CCTGATATATTGTGAAGCAACACCTGCTCCTGTTACTGCTAGTGTACCTCCTGCTCCTGTTAATGGTGAGTTGGTAACTGTAAATGCACTTGGCATTGTTAATCCAACACTTGTCATTAAAGTAGGAAAAGTTGTCAAGTTTCCTGCTCCGTTTACATATTGAAGGTTTGTTCCGTTGAATCCTATGTTAATCGTACCGCTTGTAGTAATTGGTGAGCCTGTGATATTTAAACTATCTCCGCTTTCAGTAATTCCAACACTCGTAACTGTTCCTGTTGCTCCTGAAGCCCTTTGCCAAATGCTTCCTGAATATATGGCTTGGTCTCCGTTGAAAAATGTAATCGGACCAGCCCCAAAATTAAAGGCAGTTCCGCCAACCGCTGCACCTTCAACTAAATATACATCCCCCTGATTTCCTGTGCCATTTACTAAAGTCGGTGTATTTGTAGATACATTCCAAGTACCTTTGTACTCCATAACCGAGTTAGGTAACTGACTTACTAATATTTTACCATTTACATCAAGTCTTGGCACACCATTTGCAACATCAAATCCTAATGAAGTCAATACCCCACTTGTTCCAATAATTACATCTTGTAAATTCCTCACTTTCGCACCTGCTGAAACAACTATTTGATTTGCCATCTTATATTAATTTATAACTAAATTATTGAAATAATGCCCTAATAAACTCCCCACTTTCTAATACCCTTCCAAATGTCAATACCCCTGTTGTACTATTCCATTTCACTTGCTCATCCACAGGCGTTCCTGTCGTTAAAATATCTTGAACATCTATACCACCACGAGAAACATAAAGACAAGCCTTGCCTATCATATCGCCATAAGTAATAGTAGTTTCGCCACCTGCTGCCGTTGTTCCCTTTGTGTAAACCGCACCTCCAGCAACAATAACAACCCCTTCAGGATTGATTTCCGTTCCTGTTGTTGCATAAGCACCTGTACCTTGTAAACTAACTGAATAAGTCGCAATGTCTTTGTAAGGTGCATTTATTTGTAAACTTGTTAAATTGCAATCCCCACTAATTACTACCAACCCATCAACTCCGTTGTCAATAACAAACTTTACTAAAATTGTAGTCCTATCTTGTTGTTGCTCAAGTAAGAATAAATAGCCATAACCATCCAAAGTTATAAGACCATCACAAGTTACACTCCAAGTTGCAGTATCGTTCTTGTATTCTCTATACCACGCACTCGTTTGGCTTGTTACTTCTTTTTGGTCAACACTTACACTAAATGTGCAATTTGTAGAACACGAAAACGGAATATCCCTACCTGCTGGATATGTAACCGAAGGTGGTTCAAAATAATACAACATTATATTGTTGCCTTGTACATTGTCTGCCATAACTACAAATTTAAGTATATATTCCTATTATCACTCCATCAATCCTTATTTGGTAAACTTTTGTATTTGGAAATACTGTTTCTACCTTATACCATAAGTAATCTCCGTTAAAAGTTAATCCACCATCTTCATCTTCATAAAACACATCACCATAATCAGGGTCAGTAATTCCATCTAATGTAAATATTTCAGTTGCAGTTAATGTTCCTGCTAAAGCCTCTGCACTTGTTACATAACCATTAGACCTAAAATGTGCAACCGAAGGAACAAATGGTGGTGTGCTTGTTGAGTTTATTACTTCGTAAATATTAGCTTCAACATTATCACTATTAATATCTAATAATGTTCCTTGAATAGTATCATTAAATAAATCAATTGTTGTATTACCAACCATATATTGCTTATTAGCAACGCTTATTTGTGCTGGGTCAGTATCAGTTGCCTTTATTCTCATTGCACCGCTAAATCTACCTTCATCGGTATTCATACCCATAAATGTTGAATCTATATTGATTACATTCTTGTTTAAGTTATTAGAATATTGTCTAATTACTAATTGACTTAATGAACGATACTTATCCGATAAATATTCGTAACGATACCAATTCTTTAAGTTTAAACCATCTTCATCTGCTAAAAATCCTTTATAAGAATAGTACCCATTATAACTATCATTAAATCCTAAATCTAAATCTGCATTAAATACATACTCATCCGTATTATTTAATGAGCCAATACATTGATAAGATTGAAAAGCAGGTTGAATTGTAAATATAAAGTTACTTACTTCATTTGCCTCTACTGTTGATTTCCAATAAGTAGAAGCAGGTTTAGCTAATACATATTCAAAATAAATTGTTCCTGATTCGGGTGCAGGTGGCAAAGTCAAACTTAATTCAGTCAATGTTGTATCAACATCGTAAGGCTCAAAATAATAACTTGAACCGCCAAACTCCCATTCTTTATTATTATCTATGCTATAAAAACCTGCTGGTGTTTGCAATTGAATCCTTAATATAAAAAAGGCATCGGGAACAGTTGCACCAACCGCTACAAGATTTGAATTAAAAGAAATTTGTACCACTTCATTAAAAGCAATATTAGGGAAATATGTAGGTCTTATTGATGCGTTGTAAGGTGCTACAACATTTGTAATATCTATGTAATAATCGTTTGATAACCTACTAGGATATGGTGCTACAAATATTAAACCGCCATTTACATCTTCAGTCCAAGCGTAAGCGTGTAATAAACCTCCTGAAGATGTTACTTGCTTTAAATCACCATTAGTAATATAGTTTGAAGGATATTGAATTTGTTTGTCAAATTGTACTTTGTTATAACCCTTTCTTAATATTTTCATTTGGCTATTATCAACAAAGAATAAACCTGTTTCATTACCACTATAACCATCTATTAAACCATTAAAACTTGTAGTTCCTGAATCTACAACCAACCCAGCATTATCATATTCAGTAAACCAATATGTTTCTTGTGCAAATTGTGAAACTGCAATTATTTGCCATTTCCCTTGTGCTTGAAATAATCTTGCACCAAATCCTTTTACTATTTTAGTTAAAACTGCCAAACAATTATCAACTTGATAATCATTAGTAATAAATAAAGCAAAGTTTAAAAATGATTGCTTTAATGGGTCAGCCCAACTTAATGTTGACCTATTATACATTCCATCTGCATAATAACTTATTCCTGTAATAACATTTAAGTTAGTAGGAAAATCAATTGCGTTTAATGAGTTTAATATGTAAAATAAACAATCATTAAAATCACTCAAAACATAATCTTCTGCTAATGGGTATTTAATCTTTTCTAATATACCCAAACCATCTACTGCGTTAAATGAAAGTTCTTTCCTTCCTGTTGTATATGAAAACTGAACGCTATCACTTAATGCCCACCCTTGCCATTCTAAAGTTTCATCATAGTAAAGTTTACATAAATACTTTCTATCGTTTAATGTTGTTAAATTTGGCATATTTTCAATGTCATCCGTAACATCAACACCTATACTTAATTGACTTGCATAAATAGGCTCAAAAATATCATCACTTCTAGGGATATATTGCAACTGAATTGTAGTTGCTGGATATTCAATTACACTACCAGCATAATCATCTTCTAATAAATACAATTCCGTAATGCTGCCACTTTTGGAAGCCATTGTTATTTTATATTTATTTGCGTATGCCATTATATTCCCCTTCTTAAGTTAAGTGAATGATTAGACCTTTGTAATGCTAAAACTAAATCATTACCTTTTAATACAAATGAACCGCCACCTGCCATTGCACCACCACCACTCATTGCACCTGCGTTAAATGTAGTATTTAAAAACCCACTTAATTTATTTAATGGGATAATAGCTTCAGGACCAGCCTCACCAACCATTCCGATATGTGGTTTATTAACAATACCACCTTCAGCATATTTAGGAATCATTAATATTCTACCAGCAGACCCAGCAACATTAGATGCTGCAATTCCAACTTCACTACCACCACCTGTTAAGGCAGCCATAATTGCTCTAAATATCAATGTTTGAATTACCATTGCTATTAATTGTTCGGTAATTTTACCTAACATATCCAAAAATGCCTTACCAAAACTATCGCCTTTTTGCATTGCATCATAAACACCTTGTAAAGCATTTACTACACTTCCTGAAAGTTGTTTAGCAAATGATTCATACGATTTTTGTTGGTCTTCTAATACTTTTTTATTTTCTTCTCCACTTTTTCTCGCTAAATCCATTTTAAACTTATACCATTTAGAAAGCCAATTTAAATGTTCTTGATGGCTTTTCTCCATATCTTTTATGGTAGTATCTTCTTTAACTGCTTCCATTGTATCTTGACCTGATAACACTGACCTCTTTTTAATAGCAGTTACATAGTCAAATTCCTTTTCAGGTTTTTTGATTGCTCCTATTTTATTATCTTCTAATACAGTTGTTTTTTTAGATAAATCATATATTTGATTTATTAATCCGTATTGTGTACCCAACAATTTATTTCTTTCGGATACTAATTGATTTACTTTATATTCAGGAATGCCAGTTAATTCGGATATTTTTTTAATGTCAGCAGTTTCTACAAATGTCTTTTTTAATATTTGTGATAAAGTATCATAATTCTTTTTTACTGCGTCAACATTAAATGATACTTCCCAAGTTTCTTTTATGTTAGTTAATTGAGTTCCTAAATCTTGTATTCTTCCTGTAACTTTTGATAAATTTCCTGTTAACTGTTCTATTTCTTTTGATGCCCCTTTAGCTTGAGCAACTGCATATATATTTTCAGCATATTTTGCATAAGCTAAATATAAATTTTCAACAGTTGTTTTTTCAGTATTTAATTCAGTAAAATATTGTGGTGCAGAAGTATTTAATTCTTTTAATATTTCTTTTCTTTTCTCTAATGATAAATTATGATTATCATAAGCTGCAACTAAAGATGCAATGTTTGCTAATTCTTTTCCTGCAAATTTATCAGTTTCGCTTAATTTGTTTTTCCAGTTTTCATATTCTTCAGCAGTCTTTTTTACTTTTTCTCCTGTCTTAAATATATTATCACCAAATTTTACTAATACTGCTGAAACAATACCTACTGCTAATCCTAATCCTGCTGGACCAGCTAAATTTTGAACCATTGTTTTTAATGCAGCACCCGTGCTTGTGCTTGTTTCTCTTAATCTTTGGAATGATTCTAATAACGGATTAATATTATTTGAAATACCTAAAAATCCATAAGGTGCATCTTGAGCAATCCTTGATAAGTTATTAAGTGCTTGACCAGCTTGATTGCTGTATTGTGGAAGTTTTTGAAATGAATTACCTAATTGATTAACCGCACCACTTGTTTGTTGTATAACCTCTAATGCCTGTTTATTATCAGCCGTAATTTTTAATTCTAAAGGTGTTGACATAATATTTAATTTACTCCATACAATTTAAGTGTTCTTGCTAATTGGTCATTTGTTAACATTACCTTTTCTTCTTCAACTTCTAAATCATCAATAGCTGGTATGTGCCAAAATCCTTTCATTGATTTAGGTGATTTTTCAGTAGTACTACTTAAATATACAATATAGGCAAGGTTTCTAGTCCTTGCCCATTCGTTTAACTCTTGTTTTTCTTTACCCATTACGATAATAGAAAAGTCTTTCCAAGTCATATCCCAAAACTCATTGGGTCTTATATTGCATTCAGCAGCCTTCACTAAAATATCATCCCAACCTAGTTTTGCTAGGCTTTTTTTTTTCATCTTTTTTAGTCCCATTACTTTGTACTGATATTATTGTTCTATCAACTATATATTTAATATAGTCTATTAACTGACCTTCAGTTGCAAGTATTGAGCCTAATTCATCAATCCAATCACAAGCATCTTCTTCTTTGTATTCAATATCTTGCTTATTACTAACACAAGCAGATTTATAACCTATATATACTAATTTGATTATATTATCAATATCAAATTGCGTATTAGCTAATACATCAAAATACTTGTCTACTGTTATACCTTTTGCAATACAAAATTCTCGCATCGCCCAAGTACCCCATTTTAATTGAATTGTGTTGTTGTTTAGTTTTAATTCAAACATAGGTTTATACAGTTTCAGTTTGTGTTAATGGTGGTAATGTTACTACGAAAGTTGCAGTAAATTTAACATCATCTTTATCGGCAGCATTTACTTCAAAATTGCTAATAAATACTTGACCTGAATAAACAATATCACCTGCTGTTGGTGTTGCTTTACCCATCTTCATATTGAAAGCGGTTTTAGCAGCGTGAGCAGCATACAATTGTTGGTAAGAATCCTTACTTGGACTTCCTGTTTCATCAATTGCAAAACCATCACCTTTGAATGATTGAGTAAATGAAGGACCAGCTTGATATTGGTCTCCGCATTTAGAAGTTGCATCAATAGTGTTTACAGTTGATGTCATTGAGTTTGTTGTAAGACAAGCAACAGGTTTAAATGTTCCGTCATTGTCTATGTCAGCTAAAAGGATATAATCTCTTGCTGATACTTTAGTTTCTGCCATTTTATTTTAATTTTGAGTTATTATTAAATTATAAGTTATTATTGTTCTAAATACATTGTCCAAAGGGTTTAAACCATCTAAATTTCTAATTGCACCCACTACCAAACTTGAAGCATAAAACCCATTTGCTAGGGTTATATTCGTGTCGGAATTGATTGCATTTAGTATTAAATCGCTTATTGTTTCGGCTCTTTTATATCCAAAGTTACTATTTTTTATTACAATGTCAACATCCATAGTAACGGCATTCGTATAACTGATTTTACCTTGTTCCTGTGCGGATGTTCTGCCACTCATAATTACATATTCATCTAATGCGTTATCAGGTGCTATCCCATCATAAACAGGTAGTGTGCTTGAACTTGTTAAGTTGGTATAAAACCACTTCTTTATTTCTATATTAGGATTAAGCATTTAATAAT